ACCTTTTGACAGGGACTCAATGCCTTTCTTGGCAAACTTCAACGACTTCGCCGCAGGCAGCAGCTCAAGTATGTCCATGAACAAATCCATCTGATCTGTGGGCGGCCCACCCTTCGCCAGACCAATCGCGCTGCGGACATAGTCCATGATGCCCTTTTCGATAGGAGGCTCAGACTCGACCGGCACGCGGACGCCATACATCTCCTGGCGATCCGGGGTCATGAACTCACGGATCAACTCACCGATGCGCTCAATATCGCGGGTAGGAATGTATCGCCCTTCCGGGTTACCACGGGAACCGATGCCCACCTTGTCTGCATATCTTTCTGTCTGGCCCATCCGCAAGGCATCAACGTCAGAAGGCGACAGCTTGCCCTGCTCTACCTGGCCCTCGGCCCACTCGATCATGTCTTTGTAAAAAGGCTGTGCAGCCGCTCGATGCACCATCTCGTGCATCAAAGTCCCCGCTACACTGGCCTGTTCCTCCGGCCCACGGTCCGTGCGCTGTAACATATATATTTCGTCCACGCGCATCGGCTCACTGCCCTGCATGGCCAAAACCTGGGACTCAGGAGTAAGATTGCCTCTCTCGTTTCTAATGACCTCGTCATACCCCTCCTGGGGCGGGAAGTATGAACCCAGGAGAACCTGGCCCTCGCCCGTCGTCGCAACGGGGTCTCCCTTGCCCTTCAGGTATGTCTTGAACCGGGCATCTTGTGCGCCCATCCCAGAAAGCGTGCCATATTTGCCACCAGGCCGATAATCAGGATCAACGCGGTTATACACGTCAGCCATCATCTCTTGATCAGCAAACATAGACGACGCCGCACGGGCCAGGGCAAGCTCGTCAGGGGTGAACAGACCAGGAATGCCTTCCTGGCGCTCTTGTTCGGAGAGAAGTGTTAGATCGGGTGTTTCAGCCATTCCTGGATGATACCCGATGGAATGGCCCCAAACCAGGGGAGTTGCATTTACACATAAAGTATGATATCATGGTTTTGGAAGCTGACAGAAAGATCGGCTCCACGTTCTTTAACAACAAAGGAAAATATCATGCAAGTGATTAAAATTACTGCCGTCGAACACGAAGGCAACCCAGACTTTTTCACAGCCATCGTCGTCCAGACGTCCAAAAAGCAAACCGTGGACTACGGTCACTTTGGCTCAACCAAGTACACCTGGCAGAGCAAGGGTATCGGGGTCAACTGTATACACATCACGGCACGCGACCACAGCATCCATGAGTACCACATCCACGATCCAAACTTCTGGAAATACTTCAAACGGATCAGTGAGGACAACGACTTGATCAAGGAATGGTTCGATGTCCCGGACACAGATGAGAAGCTAATCAAGTTCGACTTCGAGGCATACAACAAAAAAATGGAAAACCCCAACAACAATCTTCGTCAAAGCGACTCAGTGAAGGAGACAACGTGGATAAAATAATAGACTGGATCGAAGACCTCGGAACACGGCTCAAATGCTTTACAGAAAAACACGAGTGGTTCCTGTATACATCCAACGGGCAAAAGCGCCGAATCTGTAAACACTGCTCCAAATGCCAACGGCTTATGGAACATACCCACGAGACCTGGATCGAACGACCAGAAGGGATTTAAAAATGTCAGCGGGCGGTGCATAGGGGCTTTCTTATTTTCACCCCAATAACACCCGCAGCAGGGCCGGTAACTCCAAAGACCTTACCTCGGTAACGTCTTATTCACCTCCGGTGACCTGCCGTCTGACCCACGTCACGGGTCTTCCTTTTTTGGCCTTTTATATATATAGGGAGAAAATAAAAAAATAAAAAATAATTTTTAAATCGCCGTAACTGGTGTAATTGTGTAACTGAAGGGCTCGGGGGCCACGGCCCGCGGTGCTTTGAGACGGTTCCGGGGTTTGCTGGAAAGGTTGCAGGAGTTACAGGAGGGTTGTTTGCTTGATTCTGAGCCAGAGCTTAATTGCGATATTCCGTTTATGCGTTTTGAAAAGTTTTTTTATTTTTTTTTTTTTTCTCCCTATATACATAAAGCGGTTTGAAATATAGGAGGATTACGGGTAAATTGCCCAGAACTCATCTGAGGAGATTCTGGATGCCAAACCGCTACAATATCCCTGCCAGTGAAAAGCGTAAGCCCGGCAGGCCCAAGAAAACGATGGACGAACGAGAACGCCATCCTTTGACCCGTCGACAAGAGAAGTTTGTAAAAGAGCTGGTTGCAAAAGACGGCCAGATAACAATGCGGGAAGCAGCTATCAATGCAGGCTACCCGGAGAAGTCCGCCTCCCGGCGAGCTTCTGAACTCACCAACCCTAAAATATCCCCACACGTTGTAAAATCGATAAAGGAATACCGGCAGGAGCTGGATTCCAAGTATGGCATCGATTACAAACGCCACCTCCGCGATCTGCAACGCATCCGGGATATGGCGCTAGGGGACAAAGCGTACAGCGCAGCCGTAATGGCTGAATACCGAAGAGGCCAGGCTCAAGGCGATATCTACGTGTCTAAATCTGAGGTGCGGCACGGCACCATCGAGAGCATGTCTAAAGACGAAGTTTTAAAAGCACTCGAAGAGATTAAATCTGTCTATGAGCCAACAACAGTTGCCGTGGGACACGACTCCGAAGAAGCAGAAAGCAAAGAAGGAAAGCAGCTTCTGGAAATCATTCCAGAGCAAAGCGAAAACACTTCGACCGAAATGGCGTCTGACTCGACTTGAATCCTGGGCATCTCTGGGCGTACCCGATGTCCTGGGATGTGATGAGCAGGGACGGTTTTTTCTAATCGAACTAAAATCGGTTAAGGGAAATGCCGTCCGTTTGTCGCCCCATCAAATATCCTTCCTAACCACCCACCAACACGCACCCGTCTATTGTCTGGTACACCAGACTCATCGCAACGGTGAATCTGTTTATCTCTACCCTGGCGCAGCGGCCATTGACCTGGCGCGGGATGGTCTGGTGACAGAACCATTACTTCGCCTGGACAAAGAACGCAGCTTCGCTTGGGACGATCTCTTCATTGCATTGACACAGTAAAGCCTTATATACTCTGTGTAAGCGTGATGATGCGCTGTATAAAATTCACAGAGGAAAATGCGATGAAAACTAGAATCCACGTTAACCAACACAATATCCGGGCTAACGCCAAAGGCGCGAAATTGCCCGTCCTTACCGTTAAAGACTACAAACAGAACCGCAAGTGTAACGAAGTCGAATTCCAGAACGGCCGCCTGGTCTACAGCCCAGACAAGCCCCTGGCGTGTGGCGCGAAGGTCTGGATCGAGACGGATGAGCCGGTGAGGATTGTGCGATGACACTCGATGAAGCTTACAGCAAGACAATTTTAGTCTGGTTTGATCCTGCTAAATTTGGGATCGAACCAACAAATAAAGAATTAATCGAATGGATCAATGTTCGATTAGATAGCCGGGTTTTAGAGACTGGCGTGCGAAATTTACTAGCGGAGTACAGGGAGCATCATAATGAGAGTAAATCTAACGGGTAAATGGGATTCATCTACTAAGAATTTCCAAACAATAGAGACAGAGGAGGAGATAGGCTCAATCGCAACGATGAAAAATGTTGAGGAGATTTCTTTGCATGGCGTTAAGCAGGTTAGAAGCGACGTGGTTCGCACTAATGATGGTCACTCCTGGAGAAGTCTGGTCATAGAGACAGAAGACGGCGATATTGAGTTAACCCTCCACATGAAACAGATGAAAAATTAGGCTACTTATAAATTGTAAAAAGAGAATCATAAATGAAAATGACACTTGAACAAGCGGAGAGCAAAAAAATCATTGTCTGGTGGGATCCTGAGTATTTCAACATCGATCCTCAGAATCTTGACCTGATCGAGTGGATTAACCAAGGGTTATACTGCGAAGACCTAGAGTGGCAAGTCCGCGTTTTGGTCAGCGAGTATGGTCAGATGGAAAAGCGAATGAAGGAATACAAGGAAAATACCAATGCTAATAAACAAAAATGAGATCGCAGCAAAAACCCTGGGCATGGATCGTCCGCCAGTAGACTGCGCGCTGCCCATCCACTGGGCGCGCGATGTAACAAGTTTCCTGAAAGCCACTAACCCGGCTAAATGGGAAAATCTTCATCTTCCGCAGCATTTTGTCTGGGCGTATGATCAGAACGATTCGATCCTGGGCAGACCCTTACCGATTGACAGCACGGGGGATTTAATCCTTAGTTTACTGGCGCGGCAGCCGCCTAGCCTTACATGATCTTTGTCTGGATCGGGGCCTGGATCGACAGTCTGTTAAAACCTAAACGCGGCCGCGATCCCCCACATATTCGCCAGCAGCGGGCAGAGGAACTGAAAAGATTAAGGCAAGCCCGGCAGCAGCGCCTGGACAAAGAAAAGGAGGATAAACAGAACCGGCCCTAGTGGCCGGTTTTTTTGCATAGAAATTTTACTTTTTTCTTATATGGGATTACTATGTGCCGGCGTTACTTAATTCACTATTTAAAAGGTAAAGAAAATGAGAATTGAAAATCAAGAAAATACATTGACCAAATTGCTGCAACGTGTGCAGGAGGACAAAGCCAGGACCGAGGATTACTTGGCACCTACCAATGCGTTGCGTTTTATACCCCAGAACGCGCCTGGCGCAGAAACCAGCCCGCGCTTGATCATTGAAGCGGAAGGCGGCGTGCCTACTGCGGACCTGGTGGTGAACGGGGTAGCGTTCGATCAAATCAGCAGCAAGGCTGGAATTGATGTCAGAACCGCTCGCCGGTTGCTAACCAACTATCCGCAAGAATACGGCGCGCTGATTAACGCAACCTTCGAGCGCGAGCCCGTCCAGCGTTTAATTCGCACGCACGCTAACCTTGATGGGCGCCCTGGCGTGGCGCGAGCGTTCGTCAGTGATAAATTTAAAACGTTCGATAATGCCGATCTCCTGGAAAGTGCGCTTCCCCAGCTCATGGATTCGGATGCCGCCTGGCAGGTTGTGCAGGGAACCGTCACCGATAAGCGCCTTTATTTGCGTTTGAAGTCGGAGCGGTACACCGGGGAAGGCGCGGCCGTGGGCGATATGATGGCCCTGGGCATCGGCCTAAGTAATAGTGAGGTAGGCATGGGCTCTATCGCTGTTTACCAGATGGTTTGGACGCTGGCGTGCTTGAATGGTATGCAAACTGCGAACCGTCACCGCTCCAGCCATATCACCAGCGCTCGCAGCGAGTCGGACACCTGGTCATTGTTAACTGATGAAGCCAAAACAGCGGATAATAAAGCCATGAGTTTAAAAGTCCGGGATCTGGTCGGCAGCTACGGCAGCCGCGATGCCTTGGACACTGTCATCCAAAAAATCCAGGTGGCAGCGGGTGATATCGTCCAGGGTAGCGTCAACCAAGCGACCGAGAATCTGGGGAAGGTGCTGCAATTGACCAAAGCCGATACCAGCAAAGTCTTGGACGGTCTCCTGGCCACGATCGGCCAGGAAGGATACGCCGGGCATCCAGTTAGCCGGGCAACTATGGTGAACGCGGTCACCGCGGTAGCACACCAGGCAGACCCCGACAGCGTTGACGATTGGCAGCGCCTGGGCGGCCGCGTGCTAGATTTACCCGCCAGGGATTGGCAACGGGTTGCAGCCGCGGCATAAATCGCAGCCTATCCGGTAGCAAGGCCCCCATGGTTCGCGCCCTGGGGGCTTTTTTTGTGAGAGAAATATGCGTATATTACAAGACCTGGCAGCCGCCAGGACAACATAGGAGGAATGAAAATGACAGATAAAACACTATCAGAACTGTTTGCACTTTTAGAGAAAGACGCCCCCGCCTGGCAGCAATTGAGCCGGATTGAAATTATTCACCAGGACAGAATTCTTTTTTCTGAGATCGAACAGCGATTGAACCACTTAAAGGAGCGCGCAAAATGACCCAATTTTTCCCAACCCTTGAAACTAAGTTCTACGTTCAGAACATCCGCCAGGAGCTGATTGCCTCGAACGATCCGCACCTGATCACCCTGGGCCTGATCATGTCCGAATTGCAACTTTTCCTGTTGTGTCAATCAATGGAACCGGACGGAGACCAGGCGCGAACGTGCGAAAATTTTCGCACAGCCCTGGAACGTCACCAGGGACTGGCCGCCGATCTTCAAACCGTTAAAGACCTGGGCCTGGAGCCGTGATCAAAGTTAGCCGGATGACCGGCAAGCTCGACGGGCTCGCAGCGATCAACACCAACACTTTAAGCAATGCTTTCTGCCAAAAGCAACACGCGGCAGGCAAGACCATCTGCGGCGATTGTTACAGTGTTCGGATGCTGCAGCAGCACCGCCAGAATTGTGTTGAACCCTGGGAAGCAAACAGCCAGGCACTGGCCCGCCCGATCACCGACCTGGAGCTGGCCGCCCTAGCGGATCGGCTGCGGAATCTCCGCTTTGTTCGTTTCCACGGCCACGGCGAGCTGCAGAACCGGGATCATCTGCAGAACTTTGCCCGGATCGCGGCCGCGCTACCGGGGACTACCTTCACCCTCTGGACCAAACGCGCCGACCTGGTTCGATCGGTTGCCAGCAGCGGGCCGATCCCGGCGAATTTGATCCTTATCTACTCCAACCCGCGCACCGATCGCGTGCGATCCGCGCCGCCGAAACACTTCCATAAAGTTTTCAACAACACCCGCGCGGCCGATCCGCGCGATAACTGCACCGGGCGTAAATGCCTAGACTGTCTTAACTGCTACCAGGCAGCCGGGCCGACTTCGATTGTTGAAAGGGTCAAATAGCCTGGAATAAATCCCCGCCTGGATCGTTAAAGGCCCTGGAGAGTGCGTGCTTTCTGGGGCCTTTAACTATGCGGTAAATGTGCGTATATTTGACATCCCTGGCCACGAAGCCAGGACAACAACGGAGAACCAAAAAAATGAAAATTAAACCACATGATCTATTTGAGCTTTGGACCGGCGACGAGGTCGCCGAATGCTGGCCGGGCGTTCCCGATGATCTCTATCTCACTATCTGGAATGTTATTGTTCCGGCCATGGAAGCCGACCCCGATCAACAGCCCGGCGAGACCCCCGAAGTTGGAGTGGCGGCCCTGGTTCATTATTGGCACTTGCTTTCTGAATCAGACCAGGAGCGACTCAACACCATGGCCGAGGAATATCAGAAAAAGGAGGATGAACGTTATGCTTTACTATTTGCCTAATCCGCTCGACCCCGCGCAAGTGATCGCCATCGAACACCGATCGACGGGCTATCGCCCGCAGCGGGCCGACAAGCACCTGGATCAGTCCTGGTGCGATGGCATGAACGCGCACACCGGGATTACCCGCGAGGAGGCGATCTTGGCTTTCTACTGCTCATTCACCGAGGACCACCCCAACTGGGAACGCCTGGACCATCTGGTTCCCATGCGGCACGAGCCCGGCTACCTCGCCCCCTAGCCGCCATCCTGGCGCGAGAAACCCGGCCGCTGCGCCGGGTTTTTTTTTCACCAAAAACGCCCTTTTCGTTCGTGAGCTGTTGAACGAAACCCGCATATTTTACGGCTTGCAGCCGAGCCGGAGAGCAGTCGCACCTAATTGGGGCAGATTTAATGCACGGATTTTTGAAATATTTTGGTTTTTTTTCTTAATTTATTGCGCCCGCAGCGGAGGCTTTTCTTGGCTGAATTTCCCTGGTCAACCCTGGGCGATCCTATCCCCCGCCGATCCTGGCCGCCCTGGGCGGCCCTAGAACCCTTGTAAACGTACCGCGTACCGCGAGCCCTGGTCGGCGATCCCTGGCACGCCTGGGCGATCCCTGGCGCCTGGTCCCAGGACCGCGATCCCCCGCCGATCCCTGGGCGATCCCTGGGCGATCCCTGGCAGGGCCC